GCTGCTGGTAATGGAAACGCGAAACGAGGAGCTGCTAAAATGTATGCACTTATGAAACAACTTGAAGGAGCTAGAGCTTAATGGCTGAACTTACACAAACCCAAACATTACCTGCACCGTTTATAGAAGCATTAGGTAAAACTTATGGTGAAGATTTAACATCAGCAATTGGTGGATTAAAAGGTTTAGATGTTTCTAAAATTTATGGACCACAATTTGTAGCACAACAAGGAGCACTTGCACAACAAGCACAAGGATTAGCTGGTGGACTTGGATCATATCAACCTTATTTACAAGCAGCACAAGCTGCAACTGGACCACAGGCATATCAACAATTTATGTCGCCTTATCAACAAGATGTTATTAACACAACATTAGGTCAATATGATATTCAAGCACAAAAAAATTTACCTGGACTTGCAGCACAAGCAATTAATGCAGGTGCATATGGTGGTGGAAGAGAAGGTGTTCAAAGAGCTGAATATCAAAATCAATCAGATTTAAATAGAGCTTTACTTCAAGCACAATTACAACAACAAGGTTATGGTCAAGCTCAAAGTTTAGCTGGTCAACAATATAATCAACAAATGCAATTAGCTGGTCAATCTCAAGGTTTAGCATCTCAACAAATCGCTGGACTTAGTGCATTAGGTCAACAACAACAAGCTCAAGCTCAGGCTGAATTAGAAGCACAAAAACAATTAGAATATCAAAAAATATATCAACCATTACAAACTGCTCAACAATTTGGATCAGGTGTTATGGGACTTATTTCTGGATACCCTCAACAAACTCAACAACAAATTGCTCCATCACCTACAGCTTTACAAACAGGATTAGGATCTCTTGCTACATTAGCAGGTATTTATAAAGCATTTCAGCCTAATCAGTATTTAAAATTATTTTAATCATGTCTAGAATATTAAGAAGACCAATGTTTAGAGGCGGATCACCAAACAACGGTGGTATTATGTCTTATGCTCAACCTAGAAGAAATTATGGAGATAGTTATTTATATGGTGTTGGAAATGAAAATTCAACAGATTTAAATACTACTACTGGTTTTGAAGATTTATTGGGTAATTCTGATAGAGCATCTTCTCTTACATATTCAACTGGCCTTAGTCAAAATGATTTAGAAACTTCTAAAGATGAAGGAACAATAAATAGAGGAATACTTAGTAAAAAATTAAAAGAAGCGGAAGCTGCAGATGAATTAGGATTAAGTCCAATGGGAAAAAGATTAAGAGACAGATATTTAAGTCAAAGAAGTGATCCAATGAGTAAATTTTTAATTAATTTTGGTTTAAATTATATGTCAGCTAGACCAAGAGGTGGTAAATTTGGTGCAATTACAACGGCTGCAGAGGCTGCTAAAAAACCAACAGAACAATTATATGCGGATCAAGATACAGAAGCAGCTTTAGAATTAAAATTATTATCTGCCTTTGGAAAAGAAAAAGATACTGATCTTACAAGATTAGCTAAGGCATGGTCAGAGCGACCTGAAAATAAAGGTAAAACAGAACAAGATTTTCTTGGTGAATTAGCAAAACAAAGATTAGAAAATAAAGATTTAAGAGATTTTTCGGATGCTGCTTTAATTAGAAAATATGGAGAAGAGTGGTCAAAATCACAAAGAATTAAAGAAGATCCTCTTTCTGCAAAAAATGCAGGTATATATAAATTAAAAGTTGAAAAAGGTGAGATACCTGATGCCATAATAGATCTACTTGAGCCAGGAAATAATTATATTGCAACAGGAATAACAAAAAAAAATAAAGACAATCCAAATATATTAGAATTTAATTCTAAAACATCAACGTCAGATAAAGACGCATATAGTCCTGACTATGTATATGTAAATCCTTCTGATAAAGGTTTTTATCAAATTAAATCAATAAGCGGCAAAACAGTTTTTGTAAAAATCGGCAAATATTAGAAAGGGGTTCATATGTCAAATGAGAACTTCGATAGTTTAAAAGAATTACAAGATGCCGAAGATAATCAAGTATTATCAAAAATAGATAAACCAATTCCAAATGTATCTGATTACAGCGAATATGTAACTCCACAAGAAGTTACAGATGGTTTAACATATAAAGCACCAAAAGAAATTGTTATTGAACCTACTATCCAAGAAAGATTAGCAAAGGGTCCTAGATATAAAGATAAATCTAAATTAGAAACAATTTTATTTGGCCCTGATATAGAATTACAAGGTGACTGGGGTATACCAGCGCAAAGAGTAGCTGAAAGACTTTACAGAAAAGCAACTGATAAAGAAGTAGAACCCGTTGACAATTTTTCAACAACTGAAGCAATGGTTGCTGGAATAGCAGATTTTAATATTAAATTAATTAGAGGTCCCATTAATGTTGCTGCAGAAATAATTGATTTTGCAAGAGGTTCTGGTGTTGAACCAGATAAAAGTGCTGTTGCTAAAGTTGAAAAATATTTTACAGATAGTGTATTTGGAAAAGTTGGAACTGAGGCAGAAAAAATTGCATTTTCAGATGCCGCAGGAAAATTAACATCATCAGTTGGACAAATACTTGGATTAGCAAAACCAACTCAAGCACTTACTGATTGGGGATTTAAAACTGCAAATAGATATTTTGAAGCAGCAAAGATTGGAAAAGTTGTAACTAATAGTAAAAATGTACAAGAATCTTTAAAAGAAGTTAAAAAATTAAATAATTTAAGTGGTAAACAAAAATTTGCATCTTTTTTAATTGGTGGTGGTCTTGGCATGGCTGTTGTTGCAGATCCTGAAGATTTTGGAACATTATCTGAAGCATTTAAAGGAACAAGATTTGAAAGTACATTAGGTGTGCTTGGATTAGATAAAGAAAAAAAAGCTGATCCTAGAGATGAAGCTGCTAGAAGATTGTATAATAGACTTAAATTAGGGGTTGAAACTGGATTAATTTCTGCTCCAATTATTTATGCAATAGGAAAAGTTGGAAATATAATAAAAAATCAAACTAGAGATATATCAGCTAGCAACGAGGCTTTGGATCAATGGATTGAAAGATATATGATTGCTCCATTAAGAGCTAGGGGATTAAAGAGTGAAGAAATGTTTGAAGGTATTCAAAGAGTTAAAAATAAAATATCTTCCGGTCAAGTAACTGCAATAGATGTAATAAAAGATATTGATACTACACTATTTCAAATTTCAAAAGAAGCAAATATTACTAAAGGAACTTCACAATTAAAAAGATTAATTGGTCACATGGATGAATTATTAATTAGTGGAAACGATATAGTTAAGGGAAAATCATTTTTGTTTAAAGGATTTGATCCAAAAAAATTAAATGAATTTAAAAAATTTGCATCTACTGAATTAGGATTAGAAGCTGGCCAAATAGGAAGATTAACTTTTCAATTAGCAAAAGCAAGAGATCAATTTAATGTATATAAAAATACATTTTTTGCAGGAGGAAATATTAATAATGCAGCACAAGAATTTAATAAAATTATGTCAGAAAGAATGCAAAATCTATGGACATCTGAATATAAAATATTTGAAGATAATTTTAAAATATTTCCATGGTTAAAATATAAACCTATTCAATCTTATGTGGATGAAGCAAAAGGTGTGTTGGGTCGTTATGCTGCCAAAAACCGTGTTAAATTAACAGAACAAGAATTAGATGATCAATTACAAACTATATTAAAACAAGCTAAAAAAGATCCATTAACTGGATCTCCAGAATTTCCATTGTACAATCAAAGTGCAATGGCTGAAGATGGAATACAATATATTAATATGGCTAGAAGTTTTGAGGGTGGAAAATTTAAATCAGGAGAATTTTTTAAAACAGAAAAAGATATAAAAGCATTTCAAAGATTGTTTGGTCAAAAAAGAGATTTAAGAAATACAATTATTAATACTATGACTGATCTTGCAACACTTACTTCAAAAGATGAATTTTATAATAATATGTTAAATCTTAACAATCAATTAATTAAAGATGGAAGGCCCGGTATATTTTATTCAACCCCTACTGCAGCAAGAACTGGATTAAGAAATGTTATTGGTGGTGAGGATATTATAACTACAAAAGGTGGTTTAAATATTAAATCTCCAATTGGTGAAGATTATTATACAAATCCATTAAATGGTAAATATACATCTAAACCGTATGCAGATGCTTTAAATTTTTCTGAAAAAATATTATTTGATAAACTTGCAAAAGATATTGTTTATCAACATTTTGTTCTTATCCCAAAAGGTTTAACACAAATATCTAAAACAATTTTAGGTCCTTTTACACATACCAGAAACTTTGTAACGCAAGCTGAATTTGCTTTATTAACAGGTAATTTATTTAAAGATCCTAGAAAAATAGCTGAAAATTTTAAACGAGCATTTAATACTATACAACCACAATTATTGTATAGAAATGCTCCCAAAGATCAAGCAATGGCTAAATTTTTAATAGAAGAAGGCGTAATGAGTTCAAGTGCTGTAGCTAAAGATTTAGAAGGTTTACTGGAAGATATGACTAGGACTGGAGATGTTTATTCAAGATTGTTTGGTAGATTTGGTAAAGGAATGCAAAAAATATATAAAGTTGCTTCTGATTTGTATGTAGCGGAAGACGATATTTGGAAAGCTTATAATACTTTTGCTGAATTTGATACTTATAAAAACATTTATACAAATGCATTTAAAGCAGGAAAAATTAAAACAATGCCTGGAGATTTAGAAATAATGAAACAGGCTACTAAAATTGTAAGAGACACAGTTCCAAACTATGGATATGTAGGTGATGCTATTAAAGCGATGAGAAGAACTCCACTTGGAAACTTTATGGCTTGGCCTGCATCAGTTATAAGATCTGGATTAAAAACATTTGAACTTGCTCAAAATGAAATTAAAGATCCAATTCTTCATGCACAAGGTGTAAAAAGAATGTTATCGTTTGGAACAGGTGTTGCGGTAGCATTACCTACAATTCAAGCAGCAGTACATGGAGCATATGGTGTAACAAATAAAATGGTTGCAGCAGCAAGATTTTTTGTTCCTGATTTTTCTACAAATTCTACTCTCATTCTTACACGAGATGAAAACGGAAATTTTAAATACATAGATGGAAGCGGTTCATTTGTTTACGATACATTAACATCTCCCTTTCAATCAATTATTGCAGAAGTTAATATGAAAACTGCATATGATCCAAAAGCACCTGTTATACCTGCTGTATATAAAGGTTTAATTAAAGGAATCGGTAAATTAATGTCACCGTTTATTAGTGAATCTATTTGGTTAGAAACATTTAATAATTTAGTAACCAGAGACGGTGTTACAAAAGATGGTAAAAAATTATGGAATGACCAAATGGATAATCCAGATAAAGTATTAGAAGCATTAAAACATTTTGTTGGTCAAGTAGCTCCAGGGTCTTATAAACAATCTGAAAGATTAAAATTAGCTATTACAAAAACTCCTGGTCCAAGAGGAGAAAAATACGAAGTTAGTGATGAAGTAGCTGGTTTTTATGGATTAAGGCAAGCTAAACTAGAACCTGTTAAAAAATTAGATTTTAAAATTAATGAATATTTAAGCGCAGAAGGAGATGCAAGAAAATTATTTTCTGTTCCCACAACAAAGGGAGGAATGTTAACTCACGATGAAATAATTTCAAGTTTATTTAATGCAAATAGAAAAAAATTTGAAGCAATGGCTAATTTAAAAAAAATGAATGAGTTTGCTGAAGTTTTAAATGCAAGTAAAAGAGAAATAGTAGATATATATGATATTCGAAAAAAAGGATATTTATACGATACTTTGAAAGCAAACAGATTTATTCCATTTGATATAACAGAAACTTCTGAAAAAGTTATGGAACAACAATACAAAGATATTCAAAGAAATTTTGAATCTTTAGCATATGATAAACCTCTTGATAGAACAACTGCAAGAATAGTTGATCGTATGGTTAGTAAAATGTCTAGAATGAGATTAACGGATGATTTTAATTCAATAATGAAATTGGAAGATTATTTAATTAAAGATCAAAGAAGTGAATTACCGCAAGAACAAAAACAAGCAACTAATGTTCAACCATTACCACCACAACCACAACCAGATGCACAGATAGTTTCAAAACCACCTATGCCTATGAATCAACAAACAGGCTTGACAGCAACTGAAACTGGTTTATTAACAGATGCTGAAAAAGCAATTAGATTAAGACAACAAGGATTAGCATAATGGCAAACGGAAAAGAACCTAAGACAACTGGAGAACATATAGTAGCTCTTTATGGGCATATATCCGGTATTAAAAGAGATCTCAGACATCTCACAGATGAATCTTGTCGCAATCATTCTAAGTTTGATAAAAAATTTGAAACATTAACATGGTGGATCATTGGAGGACTTGGTTCTACAATAGTAATACTACTAACTTTATCTTTTAATTTAATTAAATAAACTATTGCATTAGTTTCAAAAAGTTGTATTACGCGACTATGAATAATATTTTAGTTCACAAACATTTAATTATAAGAGCAGAAGCTGTAAGTCCACCCATGGACGAGGAGTTTCTTAGGCGTTGGTTAGAAAAATTTATAGAAGAAATTGGAATGAAAGTAATGATGGGTCCTTATGTTAAATATTCTAATATGGTTGGTAATCGTGGTATTACCGGAGCTGCTATTATAGAAACATCTCACATAGTAATGCACGTTTGGGACGAACCTGACCCCGCCTTATTACAATTTGACGTTTACTCCTGCGGCGAATTTGATCCTGAAACAATATGCAATAAGATAAAGAAAGACTTTAACACCACAAAAATAGAATACAAATTTCTTGATAGAGAACATGATTTAAAAGAAATATATAAAATAAACTTCTTGAAATCTAATAATTAATCCTTATATATCCACCAGGTTGCATCATGTGGGTGGACCTATTAACTTGCTTAACAAAGGAGATAATAATGACATTCAATTCATTATTCCCAAATAACGGTATGATTAAAATGGATGAACTCCATAATCATTTCGTAAAACACACTACAGATATATTTGATAATATATTTGATAGTTGGTCTAAAATACCTTCATTCCCTTTTTACAACGTGGTAAAATATGGAAAAGGTAAATATGGTCTAGAAATAGGACTTGCTGGATACAATAAAGAAAACGTTCTTGTAGAAGTAAAAGACGGTATCTTAACTGTAGAAGGTAAAGTTGAAGATAAAAATATAGACTATGTTCAAAAAGGACTAGCTTATAGAAAATTCATTAAACAATTTGAGTTAGCATCTGATGTAGTAATTGATGAAGCTGAAATGGTTGATGGTTTACTTAAAATTAAACTTGGTTTTAAAAAACCAAAAGAAGTTGAAGGTATTAAAGTAGAAGTAAAATGATGCCTTACAACAAAGAAGAAAATGATTGGTTAGATCCAGTCCTTTAATTCTTCGCCCATAACTTCTGTGGCGATATTAACTTTAGTACGAAGGGCTTTGACGATTTTTTCGTCAACAGTCCCTTCGGCTATTATATCAATATAAGTCATAGGTTTCTCTTGACCAATACGATCTATTCTAGCTTCAGATTGTTGACGTTTTTCTAAATCATATCCGTTAGAATAATAAATCATAGTAGAAGCTCCTGTTAATGTAATTCCATATCCACCTGTTTGTGGTGTACCAACAATAAATCTAACTTCGCTTTTTGGATCTTGGATTAATTTAATTGCTTTTTGTCTATCCTCTGTTGATGTATCTCCATAATAAGTAACAACAGATTTATCTCCATATTCTTTCTTAATAGCTTCAACTATAACTTCTATATCATATCTATAATGAGCCCATATAACTGCTTTACCTTCCATTTCAGATAAAACATCTATTAATTCATCTAAACGGTTTGATTTTAATGTTTGTGTTGCACCGTCATCAGATTTAAAATGACCACAAGTTATTTGATGTAATCTCATTAATTGAGTTATAACATTTACAGTAGTAATCATTTTTCCATTAAGTTCTGCAAGTGCTAATTTTTTCATTTGATCGTATACTTTTTTTTGCTCATCGGTTAATTGAATAGTTCTTTTCATAAAAGTTTTAGGTGGTAAATCTAAACAATCGTCTTTTAATACTCTGTATGAAAAAGGTTTTAACTTATCTGATAATTCTCCAAGATTTCTATAGCCAACAACCAAATGTATCATACGTCCACTTATATTAACTTGTTTTAAAACAGCGTATCTTGTCTTGAAACTATAATATGATTGATGATCTAATAACCAAGGATCTAAAAAATAACATTGAGTAAATAAATCTAAAGGAGATTTAGTTACCGGTGATCCAGTTAATATTCTTTTATATTTAACATCACGACCTAAATTTAAAATAGTTTTAGTTCTTATTGCTTCTGGATTTTTAATAGTAGTAGACTCATCTATTGCCATTAAAGTTTTATGGCAGCTTAAAAATTTTTCTGCAAATTGTTTTCCTTTTTTAGTGGAGAATGATTCTACATTCATAATTAATATGTGAAGATCGTCACTAGATTTAAATAAATTATTTAATTCTTTTTCTTTAGTTTTGCTAATAGTAGCTTCCCAAAGCACCATTGTTTTTTCAACGTGGTTGGCCATGTGAGTTGGTATTTCGGAATCAAACCAATTCTTATAAACACCTTTTGGAGCTATGATTAATACACCATTAATATGTCCTTTATCATAAAGCATAGAAATATTATCAATAAGTACTTTTGATTTACCAGTACCCATTTCCATGAAATAAGCAAAAACCTTCTTATCCCATGACATTTCTAATGCTTTTAACTGATGCGCAAATGGTTTAGTCTTAAACTTATAATGCATATAATTATTTATTCTTTCTATTTGACAAGTGTATACTAAAAGAGATATACCTTGTCAAGAAATATGGAAGAAAAAATTGTTTACGTAATTCAGGACGTTCCTGGAAGCAGAGAAGGTAGGCCCAAAATTAATATTATTGGGGCTGCTAACTTTGGTAAATTGAAAGTTTTGTTACCTGAAAATGCGCAAATAATTTTAAGTTCTGGTCCTGTAGTTTTTAAATTAAAAAAATTATTAAAAGATTACAAACCAAATGATTATTTATTATTAACGGGTGATCCTGCAATAATAGGTGTTGCATGTTCCGTAGTTTCAGATTATACTAATGGCCGATATAATCTTCTTAAATGGGACAAACAAGAGAGAAGATATTATCCAATAGAAATAAACTTAAACCAGAAAGAAGAAGCTAATGTCGAAGATAAACTTTGAGACTGATCAAATAAAATCTGTAACACAGATTGACACTGCTAAAACTTTATCAGATAAAGTTATAGAGTTAAAAGATTTAGAAGACGAAATTACAAACGCAGAAGAAAGTATTAGTAAATTAAAAGAAAAAGCTAGAATACTTTCTCAGGTAGAAATACCTTTAATGATGCATGAAATGCACATAACAAAATTAAAGCTAAAAGATGGTGAGTCTGTAGAAGTAAAACCTTTTTACAGTGCATCTATTGTTCCAGAAGTTCAGGAACAAGCTTTTGAATGGCTTCGTAACAACGGTCTAGGTGATATTATTAAAAATGATATTACCGTTACCTTTGGTCGTGGCGAAGATAACAAGGCAGTAAAATATACTGACCTTGCACGAGGTCAGGGTTTTGAACCAGTCCAGAAAATTGGTGTTCATACCCAGACACTCAAAGCGGTAGTCAGAGAGCGTCTCGAAGCTGGACAAGAGATGCCCTCTGATTTATTTAAAACGTTTGCGGGTAACCAAACAAAAATAACAAGGAGAAACTAGAAAATGGAAACGAGTAACGAGAAACAAGTAGCTAATAAGTCGTCACAATTACCTTCTTCAATATTGTTTGAAGGTGATGCTCAGGCAGGTTTTGAGAATGTAAAGACAGGAAGTCTTGCTTTACCTATCTTAAAACTTTTACAAAACGGTTCAGCAGAAGCTCAAAAACGTAATGCAAATTATGTTCAGGGTGCAGAACCAGGAATGTTACTAAATACAGTAACAAAGAAAGTTTATGATGGCGCTAAAGGAATAGATGTTATTCCTTGTCATTATAAATTAGAATATCAAGAATGGTCTGATTTTGGAACAGGTTCAGGAAGACCTGAAAACATTTATCCAGATAATTCTGATATACTAACAAAGACAACTCAAGATGCTTTAAAGAAAGATAGACTACCGAATGGTAATTACATTCTAACAGTAGGACAACATTTTGTCTTAATATTAGACAGTGGTACTACTGAATCTGCTTTAATATCTATGAGTTCGTCTCAAGGTAAAATAAGTAGAAAATGGAATTCTATGATGATGTCTATCACTTTAGATGGTAAAGACGGACCTTATACTCCGGCATCTTTTAGCCACATTTATAGAATATCAACTATCTTAAATTCCGGAAAGGGAAACCAATGGTATGGATATAATGTCCAAAAAGTTGGCCCTGTTAATGATTCGGCAACTTATGAAAGAGCTAAACAGTTCTATCAAAGTTTAACGAACAGCGGAAAATAATTAATAAATTGGGTGGTAGCAATACCACCCAACAAAATAAGAGTGGATATGTTAGAAAGATTCAAAGAGATATTTGCCGGTTTGCAAACAGCCTATGGGCAAACAAAAATTACAGATGAACTTTCTGAAAATGGTAAACATGAAGCAAAATCATTTACTAAAAAAGAACCAGTAACAGATTTACTTTGGCAAAAGCATTTAAATGGTGATGAACCTGCGTTAGGAATTGTTCCAATAAGAGAAGATAATAAGTGTAAATGGGGATGTATTGATATTGATACTTATCCATTTGACCATAAAGATTTTATTAAAAAAATTAGAGATAAAGGTATACCAATGATTTTATTTAGATCAAAATCAGGTGGGGCTCATGTATTTTTATTTACTAAAGAATTTGTGGCAGCAAGTTTAATGAGAGAAAGATTAAAAAAGATTGCAGGTATATTAGGGTATGCAAAAGCTGAAATATTTCCTAAACAAGATTACATTAGAGCTGAAAGAGGAGATACAGGAAGTTTTTTAAATGTTCCTTATCATGGAAACGATAAATCAGTTAGATTTGCATTTGATGATAATGGAGAGCAATTGAAGGTAGAAGACTTCTTTAAATTATATGATCAATATTCTTTGACTGAGAAAGATTTGTTTAATTTAAAAATATCTGAAGTAGATAATTCAGATGATTTTTTAAAAGGTGCTCCACCTTGTTTACAAACAATATTAAAAGATGGAATGCCGGAAGGTGGAAGAAATGATATGATGTATAATATTGGTGTTTACTTAAAGAAAAGATTTCCTAATGAATGGCAAACAAAGATGTATGTTTATAATGAACAATACATGAAGCCACCTTTACAACATAATGAAATAACAAGATCAATAGAGTCTGTTGGTAAAAAAGAATACCGTTATAAATGTAAACTAGAGCCTATTGTTAGTTTTTGTAATGCCAAACTATGCTCTAAAAGAGAATTTGGGGTTGGGGACGATGTTCCTCCTCCAGAAATAACAGGGATAAGTAAGTATATGTCAGATCCTCCTATATATTTTGTAAACATAGATGGTGATAGTGTTGAAGTAGACAATATAACTTTACATGATCCAGAAAAATTTTCAGTAGCGTGTATGGATCAAATATCTAAACCAATGCTTCCAATAGGTAAAATTATATGGAGAAAACAATTAATCAAACTGTTTGAAAAACTACAAGAATTAAAAGCTCCTGATTCAACTAAGATAGATGTTCAAATGAAAGATCTACTTGGTGATTTTATAAATAAGGCTCCAGGTAAAAATATAGATGATTTAAAAAGGGGAATATCGTTTACTGAAGAGGGAATTACTCATTTTAGATTTTTGGATTTTTGGAAGTATTTACAAAGATCTAAGTCTTGGATTTTACAGAAACCAAAAACAATAAGGTTATTAAAAGAATTATTTGATGCTGAAGAAGAGACAATTAAAATAGATAAAAAATCTTGCAGAACAATGAGGATGCCTACTATTAAAATAGATAAGCCAAATGTAAGACAAACAAAAATGAAAGAATCTAGTTTAGTATGAAAAGAATAATTATTCCAGGCCCCCCAGGAACAGGTAAGACATATCATTTAATTAATCATTATTTAAAAAAGGAGATTGAAGAACATAAAACTCCTACAAATAAAATTGCTTATATAACATTTAGTAATGCAGCAGCTGACGAAGCTAAAAAAAGAATAGGTAATATTTTTACAAGGTATAATGTTAGAAGCGATTTTCCACATGTGTCTACAATGCATACCTTAGGAACAAGACAATTAAATATAGACACTAATACACAACTATTGAAAGATGATAAGTGGAATGCATTTAAGAATTTTTCACAGATATGTAAAGATATGTCTTTTGAATCAGACTTAAATGATTCAGGGTTTACGGTTTATAAGAATGACCATATGAAAATAATTGAATATGCAAGAGCTAAGAAAATTTCAATTGTTGATGCGGCGGTTGATTTAGATAAAAAAGATTTTATAGATATATGGTTAACAGAACAAATTGATGCTGATTTAAAATCATACAAACAACAAACAGGGATGGTTGAATTCTCTGATATGATTAAACAGTTTATTGAGAAAGATAAGTGTCCCCCACTCAACGCTGTCTTTCTTGATGAAGCACAAGATCTGAATCCTCTGCAATGGGATATGTTCTTTTACATTGAATCAAAATGTGAAAGATCTTACATTGCGGGGGATGACGATCAAACAATATATACTTTTCAAGGAGCTGATGAAAATATATTTATAAATTTAGAAGGAGAGAAGGACCCAAGAATAGAATCAAGAAGAGTTCCTAGAGAAGTACATAAAGTAGCTTTAAGCATATTAAAAAATATAGATAATAGATTAGAAAAAGAATGGAAACCAAGAGACGCAGAAGGTAAAGTTTTTCATAATCAATTTTTAGATAACATAGATTTTAATTCTGGAAACTGGATGGTTATAGCAAGAACTAATAAAATGTTGCCTACAATAAAGGATCATTTAATTTCCTTAAACCTTAGATTTGACTGTAAATTCAATAGCTTAGACAGACCTATACAAGCATATAGAATTTGGGTTAGGTTAAATGAAGGCGCCACTGTCGGTGCCGAAGAAGCTAAAATAATCTATAAATATTTAAATGTTAAAAATAAACAAATAAAGAAAAATTATTCGTTGGGTAAATCTTTAGATAAGGCAGATTTTGTAGATTTAAATGATTTAAGAATGGACCATGGATTATTAGTTTATGGAAGTTGGGAACAATTAAACATAGATGAAGATATTAAATTATATATGAAAGCATTAATAGCAAACGGAGATGATTTATTTAGCAAAGCAAGAATTAAGATATCTACAATACACGGAGTAAAGGGTGAAGAATGTGATAATGTTGTTTTATTTACCGATCTAAGAAAGGTAATATATGAAGCAGCTAGAATAAAAGCTGATCCCGAACATCGTTTGTTTTTTGTAGGTGTAACCAGAGCAAAGGAGAATTTATATATTATGCAACCAACAGAAGAATATTATTACACAATAGGAGATCCAATATGAGTAATAAAATATATTTTAAACAAATTGGAGGGGCCCATTACAAAAGATATAAAATACAGCCTTCTATCTTTATTAATGAAAATAAGATACTATTTGCAGAAGGTAATGCAATTAAATATATTTGCAGACATCAAGACAAAGGTAAGAAGCAAGATATATTAAAAGCAATTCATTATTTAGAAATGATATTGGAAAGAGATTATAAAGATGAGAGGTAAAAAAATGGCAGTATTTGATTTAGGATTATTTACAGTGTTATGCATATATTGTTTTTTAATAATGGTAATATAAATGTTTGAAGCTCAAAAAGAATGGATTTGTCCTGAAAACTTTCCAAATTTAAAAGGTTATAGTCATGTAGCTATAGATTTAGAAACTAAAGACCCTGATTTAAAATCAAAAGGATCTGGTGCAATAAGAGGTAATGGACAAATTGTTGGTGTAGCAGTAGCTGTAGATGGCTGGTCAGCTTATTATCCAATTGCTCATGAAGGAGGTGGGAATCTAGATAAAGATAAAGTAATGGCATGGGTTAAAGAAGTTTGTGCCGCTCCTAATATTAAATTATTCCATAACGCAATGTATGACGTATGCTGGCTTCGAGCAGCGGGCATCGAGATTAAGGGAGAGATTGTAGATACTATGGTTATGGCATCTTTAATTGATGAGAATAGATTATGGTATTCTTTAAATAGTGTTTCATTTGATTATTTAGGTAAAACTAAAAATGAAACTGCTTTAAATGAAGCAGCTCAATCTTGGGGAATAGATCCAAAGTCTGAGATGTATAAACTTCCAGCGATGTATGTTGGATCCTACGCAGAAAAAGACGCAGAACTTACATTAGAGTTATATAAAGTATTAGACAAAGAAATTAAAAATCAAAAGTTAGAACAAATATTTAAATTAGAATCTGATTTATTTCCTTGTTTGATAGATATGAAATTTAAAGGAGTCCGAGTTGATGTAGAAAAAGCAAAATTACTGAAACAAAAGCTAACATTACAAGAAGAAGAGTTGTTAGTAAAAGTAAAACAAGAAACAGGGATAGCCCCACAAATTTGGGCTGCAAAATCAATTGCCAAAGTTTTTGATAAATTAGGTTTACACTACGAAAGAACTGAGAAATCATTAGCACCTTCCTTTACAAAGAATTTTTTACAAGAACATAAACACCCTATAGTCCAAATGATTGCCAAAGCAAGAGAAATAAACAAAGCTCATACAACTTTTATAGATACAATTCTAAGATTTGAACATAAGGGAAGAATACATGCTGACATAAATCCAATTAGATCTGATGTTGGTGGGACAGTTACAGGAAGGTTTTCATATTCTAATCCAAATTTACAACAAATTCCGGCTAGGGATAAAAATTTAGGTCCTATGATTAGGTCTTTGTTTTTACCTGAGATAGGACATAAATGGGGATGTTTCGATTATTCACAGCAAGAACCAAGATTAGTTGTACACTACGCAGCTGAGATAGAACCTATTTGTTTTGATGAAGCTGTTGAAAACATTGTAGTAAAATTTAAAGAAGGAAATGTAGACTTTCATAAAACTGTAGCTGATATGGCAAATATATCTAGGTCTCAAGCTAAAACAATTAATCTAGGTTTGTTTTATGGAATGGGTAAAGCTAAATTACAAGCTGAATTAGGTTTATCAACTAAAGGTGAGGCTGAGAATTTATTTAATCAATATCATGACAACGTTCCTTTTGTTAAAGAGCTAATGACTTACACTTCTAGATTAGCAAATCAAAATGGATACATAAAAACTTTATTAGGAAGAAAATGTAGATTTGATAAATGGGAAGTAGATGAATTTAAATTTGGAGTTATGTCTACACCTCTAACAAAAGAAGAAGCAGCTAGAAAATTTAAAGAAAATTATATTTTAAAATATCCAGATGTAGTCAATGATGAAAAAAAAATGAAACAATTAGAAGATGAACCTAAAATTAAAAGATGTTTTACATACAAAGCATTAAACAAATTAATTCAAGGATCTGCAGCAGATATGACAAAAAAAGCTATGCTAGATTTATATAAAGAAGGTATTATACCTCATATACAAATTCATGATGAATTAGATATTTCAATTAAAGATGATTCTGAGGCTAAAAAAATTGTGCAGATAATGGAAAATGCTGTAGCAGATAAAATGTTAATACCTAACAAAGTAGATTATGAATCTGGTGATAACTGGGGACAAATCTTTGATTGATCATGTCTTATTTAAATGCTAACATACCTCCATTATATTGTAACATAAGGAAGGAATATTTATATGATCTTAAACAACATCACGGAGAAATTGAAAATTGTGTGGTCTTTGGTATTGCGAGTATACCTGGCCGTGCAATATTATTTCATTGTTTACTTGAATCAGGTGCAATTTATTACAGATTACCTATCAGCGCTTTTATTCAAAAAGGGTTTGATCGCAGAAACGTACCAGACCAAGATATCAATGATCTTGAGTTATGGAATTCATTTAGTTATTTTCCTAGCGTTATCTGCTTTGATTTTTTAAAAGGTCAATCTTGTAAATATTTTAGTGGAGGTAAAACACATAATGCAGAATATTTATTTACTATTGACTGGGCGCATCCAGATGTTAATATCCTCAATACAGAACATTCCGAAATGGTTTCTGAACATAAGTGTGCTCATGTTCTCAAGCTTATTAACGGTAATTTCGCTGCTCAGCCTAACAATCGCATTCTTTGGAATGTGCCTAATTTCACTAATTATTCAGGGGTACCAGACTATAAAGTACAAA